CTCTAAATCGTCATCAAATCACTCAAGTAGTCCACGGACCGTCTATTGATAGTGATTATGATACATCAAAGGGTCTTTTCCCTTACCATTTTGCTTATTTGGATGGAAATGGAAGTAATTTTACTAAAGATACACAATATACAAGTAGTAGAGCACACCAAGTTACAGTAAGAGCAGGTAAAGGCGTTGTAGATAGAGGATTTTTTGGTGGATTGTATGAGTTTAGTGAGAAATCTATACAATACACTATAGGAACAGTCGATAGAAATGCTCCAGACATATACAATACCCTAACTCAACCAAGTTGTACTGCTACAATCACGAACGGAAGAGTCTCAAGTGTCTCAGTAGATACGGATGGTGGAGGTTCTGGGTGGAATACACTTGGGAGAATACCAGAATTGAGTATTACAGCACCAACTATAGCAACTGGAACACCTGCAGAGGTAGAAGGAACGTTTACTAACGGAGTTTTGACTGCAGTTACCGTTAAAAATGGGGGAAGCGGATACTCTAGTACAAACTTACCACAAGTTAGTGTCGTAAATGTGCATAAAGTGCTCAATTCCGTAGCACCGAATGCTGCATTCTCGGAAAACCGCGTATCAGATGTTACAGATGTGATAAATGCGTTCCCAGAGATCGGAGATGCGATACCAACTTACACTATAGAGGACCAACAACGCGATAAACAGGCATTAACAGACTCTGGACAGTTTCCTCCTGCACAAAGAGCATATGAAAACACTGCAGATAGCGTAACAATCAAAACAGATCCAAATAATAAGCGTATCCACCAACTTCCACAGTCGGCATTCCATGCGGAAGACTTAGAAGAGTATAAAAACGCGATGAAAGACAATACTGATTACTCAAAAATCTCAGGATATGATTTTGGAACGTCAAATGAAGCAAGAGAGTTCAAAAAGATGATAATTAAGTCAAAAGAAGACGCAAATGCAAATGTTGATGCATATATGAGTAGAATCACGCAAGATGGACCAGTAGTTGAGACTTACGATGAATCTTATATTGAAACTTCACAAGGACCATTCTCAGAGTTACCATATGCTTCTCAGTTTACTAAATACTTTTTAAGGCAGTTTCGTCCTGATCCTAGGGTCAATACGAATATTAGCATAACTCTTAGTGTTAATGTAGCAAATGTAGGGACAAGTCATTTTAGTTGTCCACAACCTCCTGCATCAACTAGACTCGGATCAACTTTTAGTTTCCTTGGTGGAGTACAAGGTCCAGGATGTCAAAACTGGTCCGCATCAGGAAATATGCTTATGTTGAATGATTTCACTCAATCAGCGCAAACTTTGGCAAAAGCAACTGCTGCGTACGGTAATCCTTATCAAGTAACCTAATGGCAAGCGGACATCAAGCATGTGCACTCTTTACAGGAACGTGTAGCGGACACGGAAGAGGTAATGGTGTAACTTGGCAACCTGGTCCAGGTGGAGGATTTGTTAGTCCATGCCCTCATTCATCATTACAAGAGACGATTGTACATAAAAGAGTTCCGTTTGTTAATAATTTTGCAACATGGCCACCACATCCTCAAAGACCTAGAGATCCTCAGTCTGGTGGGAATGATCCTTTTAATAGAACTGTAATAGTAAATGACTTAGTACCTATTATTGATCAAGATGACTTAATAACTCATCCTACTCCTACAATGTTTACTACAATATCGATAGGTTTCAAATGCTTGACTGTTAGATCTACTCCTGCGTGGCATTGTACCACTGGTGTAGGTGGGAATGGTCGTGAACCTTCTGTTGGACATAATAGAAGATTATTTGCAACATGTAGAACAGTTTTTATCGAAGGGAAGAGAGCAGGTAGATTTGCAGATCCATTTGGGAATAATACTGTACCATTTGATTGTCTTAGCGTTGTATCTGGATCAAGTCCTAACGTTTTCATCGGAAGTTGAATAAATAAAACAGGATCGAGGTAATTATGGTTGTAAAAGTAGACAAAAGCGAAGAATTTGTCAAAAGTGGCAAAGTCTTGATAAGTGAGTATCCTGCAAAAAAAGAAAAGGATGTAAAACCACTTAGCAAATGGCGTTAAAGGACATTGATGGTTCAGATTTTAGGCGTTCTCGTAGATTCGATGACGTAAATATCTCTTTGCCTATAAATCCATTCACAAAAGACATTTATAGTGTCAAAAATGAGAATGCGATTAAACAATCCATCAAAAATCTTGTTTTAACCATTCCAGGTGAGAAACCTTTTCAACCTTTAGTAGGTTCTAGAGTAAATGAGTTACTATTTGAACCATTAGACCCATTTATTGCTGATTCTATCAAGGATGAGATAATAAATACCATCAAACAACATGAACCAAGAGTAGATCTAACCGACGTGACTGTTTTGCCATTATATGAGCAGAACAAAATTAACATTTCTGTTGAATATAGAATTGTTGGATTACCTATTGTTGAGAATATCACATTCGTCTTACAGAGACCTGAGTAATGCAACCAAATAACTTAACAGCACTAGACTTTGATGATGTCAAAGCAAGTATCAAATCATATCTAAGAACTCGAAGCGAGTTTACGGATTATGACTTTGATGGATCAGCACTGTCGTATATGATCGACATGCTTGCCTATAATACTTACTATTCATCCTTCAATGCTAATATGTCATTGAATGAGGCATTCTTACCTTCTTCTACTGTTAGAGACAACGTTGTTAATATTGCAAAGTTAATGAACTACACTCCAAGGAGTGTAATTTCTGCTAGAGCATCATTAAAGTTAGATATTCAGACAACTCAATCAAATGGAGTATACCCTAGCACTATTACTTTACGAAAAGGTCCAGTTGCAACAGGTGGTAACTACGTTTGGAATATTTTAAGAGATACAACTATAGAAGTTAGTCCCACAACAGGTATTGCAACATATGCAGACCTTTGTGTATACGAAGGATCACTTGTCACCTTCCAATACGTCGTAAATACATTTGCAAATCAAACATATACCATTCCTTCTGCTGAAGCAGACATTAATACACTTGCTGTAAGTGTAAGAGCAAACGAAACAGCAACAGCATCAGATATCTACAATAGAGTTGACACTGTAACTAGTCTAACATCGACTACAAGGGCATACTTCCTCTCAGAGGGTGAAGATATGCGTTTCAACGTTAGATTCGGTGATGACAGTGTTGGAAGAGCATTAAAAGACGGAGAAGTCGTAGTTTTAGAATATTTGGTAACTTCTGGTGCAAAAGCAAATGAAGTCAAAGCATTTAACTTTATTGGATCAGCAACTGACTCAGTAGGAACAACTTATCAAGCATCAGCAACCACTTTAACAGTAAATCACCGTGCACAACTCGGTAGTGTTGCAGAAACTATAGAATCAATCAAATATAATGCACCAAGATACTATTCCTCACAATATAGAGCAGTAACTGCTCAAGACTATGCTTTGATAACTCAAAGGATCTATAACAACGCAGATTCTGTTGTTGCTTATGGTGGAGACAGTTTAAATCCTCCAGTTTACGGTAAAGTGTTTATTGCGATTAAAACAAAGACTGGATCCCTTCTAAATGACGCTACAAAGAAAGAAATAGCAGCAGACCTTAGGAAATATGCTATGGCATCAATCGACCCTGTTGTAGTCGATCCTGATAACGTCTACATCTACACAAAAGTGTTTGCACTATACGATACTGGTGCAGGATCATCATCATCTCAAATTAAGACGAATATTCAGAGTGCAATCAACCAATGGGCAAGTCAAACACAAATAAACAACTTTAACTCAACATTTAGAGGTCAAGCATACGAGAAAGCAATAACATTAGCAGATAATGCTATTTCTGACGTTTCTGTTCAAACAACTATTCTAAAATACATCAATCCTAATAGCAATCAGACTAATACCTATTGTATTAGTACTGGAGGAGAGTTATACAACTCTGCACCTAGTAAGGATGGTGATAATGGAACTTGTACAAAAGAACCAGTTATTTTATCTGGTATATTCAGAACTGCAGATAGACCTGGCGTAGATCAGCAGTTTGAGGACGATGGTTACGGAAACTTAAAGACATTCTATAATACAGGTAATAAAAAGGTATATACTAACAGTGCAGCAGGTACAGTAAACTATATGACAGGTGAAGTTTGCTTTGGACCTATTAACATTATTAGCACAGGATCTAACGTTCCATCTTCAGCAGCAGTTAACATTGTTGATAGTGTAACTGGTGCAGGAAGTGTTACGGATGCAACACTTCTTCCAGGAAATCTACAGATCCCAACTATTTTGATTCCTGCTAACAGTGGCACCATTCCTGCTTCAACTCCAGGAACAATCATTAATATTATAAGTCCTGAGGTAACAGTATCACCTATTGGTACTACTCCACCTCCTTCAATCCCTCTAAATAGTTTGACACCAACAACATTTGATAGTACACCGTCCGTAGTGGAAGTTGCACCGATTGATAACAGTGGTGGTCTAAACACATCAGTCTGCTTCTCGTAACTGTAAATGAACATTAATAAGGTTTCTCAGTCGATTGTTTCACAATCACCCGATTTTATTGGGTCAGAATACCCCCTGTTTAATAAATTCATTGAGTACTACTATAAGTCTCAAGAAAAAACTGGTTTAGGACAAAATATACTTAATAACTTCCTTCAGTATCTTGATATTGATAAACTTGATATTGGAATACTTGATGGACAAACAAGTGTTGTAGAAGCAATAAGTGCATCAGCAGATAAAATTGTAGTAGAGGACGTAGGTCCATTCATAGAAAAGAATGGATCTATTCTCATAGGAGATGAAGTTATATTTTATGAAAATATTGAGAACTCACCAAATATTTCACTCGCTCCAGGAATAGGATATGATCAGGTAAAACTTAAGTGGACAACACTTGCAACAATAATAACTCAGTTTAACGGAAATGCAACATCATTCCCACTAACATCTCAAGATAGTCCAATAGGACCTCCTAGTGCACAGCATTTGATTGTATCACTATATGGTCAGATATTAATACCAAACACGGACTATACTGTTTCTGGTAGCAATATTGTCTTCACTACCGCGCCAAGAACTAAACTTCCTGCTGATGACGCGGGAGAAACATACATTTATTACCTTAGTGGTTTTGTAGAAAGCACAATTTACGGATTGGATAATCTATCTGGCGCATTTGGTGACGGAAAGAAACAATTTACTATGACTCGAAGCGGAGTATCATACGAACCGCAGAACGAAGAATATTTAAATGTAATCTATGATAATAGACTGTTAGTACCTAAAGTAGATTACTTCGTAGACAAGAATCAGTTTATATTTAAAACAGCACCTCTAAACGGACGTTTCTTATCAATACACTCTATAGAAGCACCTATACCCTCATTTGGTAATGGTGCGGTTGGATTTTCTCGTGTTAGTGATACAGGAACTTTAACAAGTATATCATCTAGCGCGATTGGTACTGGATATAGATTTGAATATCCTCCACAAGTTACTATTAACCATCCTACTGGATCTGGTGCTGCTGCTACCGCACTTGTTAATGGTCTTAAGTCGATCACTCTACTAGAGGGTGGAAAGGGTTATAGTACAACTAACCCTCCTGTTGTGCAAGTACAAACACCAACTAAAGCAGGATCTTCTCAAGCAACAATCACCGCAACAGTTACTGGCGGTGCAGTTACCGCACTTGATATTACTAACTCTGGTTCTGGATATACATTTACACCTAGAATCACTTTTGTTCAACCAGGCGGTGCAAAACTAGGAACTCCTGTACTTGCTAATGAACAAATCACTTCTGTACCTGTTACCGCGAACGGATTTGGATATACTACTGCACCAACAGTGTATGTTGATGAACCAACAGGTTCTAACCCAATCAGAGCAGCATTAAGAGCAAACTTAACTAGCGAAGGTAAAGTTGGTAGTATATCAATACTAAATGCGGGACAAGGATACACAACTACACCTAGAGTTGCTATAGTCGATCCTGTAGGTGCACAGGTATTAGAAACAGTTGTTGATGGAGATGGGCGTGTTATAAGAGTTGATTTACTTAATGGTGGTAGTGGATTTGATGATGTACCTTCAGTATACATTGTAGATAATAGAACTAACGGTGGAACTGGTGCTACTGCAGTTGCTTCTATTTTCAATGGTCAAATCACAGATATTAACATAACTGCCTTTGGTTCTGGTTATTCTGCTGCTACACCTCCAGAAATTGTCATTCAATCACCTCCTCAAGCAAAAGCGTCTGCTGAGATTGGTTTGAATGAAGTTACTGGTTTTACAGTTACTGAAAATGGATCTGGATATACAAAAGCAGCGTTTACTGGATGTGCTAGAGCAGCATCTGGTATTACATCATATACTGAAGACGGAAATGCAGTATTTTCTAGTAATACTGTTGCAGCATCAGCAGCAGTCGGTGCTACTGTAAAATGTCTTGATGCATTGTTTGTTAAAAGACTTTTAGACAAATATACTGAACAATTCTTACCCGACGTTCCAGAACTAGATTATTCTAAGATTGACGTAAGAACATCTATCAAAACTGTAAAGGATTTCTATTCATCTAAAGGTACATCCTTTAGTATTGCATATCTGTTCAAATTATTATATGGTGAGAGTGTTTCAGTTACATATCCAAAAGATCAGATTATCAAACCATCTGCTGCAACTTGGTCTATTGATACTATTCTTAGAGCAACTAAAGTTTCGGGAGACGCTACTAATATTAGAGATGGATTGCTTACACAAGAAGCAGATATTGCTGATCCAAACGTTTTAGCAGCAAGTGCATTAGTTGAAAACTATATTTCGATTAAAACATCAGATGTAGAGATATTTGAACTTGTTTTATCGGAAGAGACTATTACTGGGACGTTTACCGTACCTTATAAGACAAAACTTGCTGAACCTCTTAATACAACCGATTCAATCATTACGGTTGACTCTACCGTTGGATGGCCAGAAAGAAACGGTGAGTTTGTTATAGGTTCGGGTGACAGAACAGAACTTGTACAATATAAAGAAAAATCACTCAACCAGTTTATTGAATGTACACGTTCAGCAAATGGTGTTGTAGAAGATTGGGATTCTGCTACTCAGGTATCATCTAACTTTACTGTATACGTTAATAAGGGAACACTACAAGAAGTAGTGATGAACATAGTAGGTATAGTTGATGCACAGCAAACAACACTAACTGATACTGGTTCTTACTATCTACCAGGGGACAAACTAACAGTTTCTAAGTTAGGTGGTAGTAGTCTTGATCCTCACTTGACTACATGGTTGTATAACGTTAAAAAGTTAATATCAGTCACAAGTATTACATTCGGTGGTGTTAATAATCAATTTGCTACAGTAACTTGTGCAAACAATCATGGTTTACTTGTTGGAGATCAGGTTACAGTTTATGGTGCTAACCCAATCATCTATAATGGTACATTCTTAGTTACATCTAGAGATACAAATACAGTATTCCAATATCAACTACCCCAACCTGCAACTGTAACTCCACAGGGTAATATCCTTGTATCTGTTGACTTGAATAAAGGTAAATCTGATAGCACTGCTGTATTGAATGCTATAGGACCATATACTACCAACGTACAAAACTCATTCTTCAATACACAGTATGCATACCTAGCATCCACTGGTATACCAAACTATAAGATCGGTCCATTCCCAGGATCTGCTCTGCTTCCAGGAAACCAACGTAAGTTAAATCGTTTCCCTATAGTTTCTACAACTATATCAACAAAAAATACTATATCCCCAGGACCTATAGGTACATGGGTAAACGGAGTATCAATATGGTCATACAAGTCAACTAAGAAGAAAACATTTGGTGCTATTACCAGTGTTGCTATTTCTAATGCAGGAACTGGATATGATGCTGCATCTCCCCCTGTTTTAACTATATCAGGTGGTGGAGGTACAGGTGCAACTGCTAGTGTTACTGTTAACGGTTCTGTTAGTGAAATTACAGTAACAGCAGGAGGATCTGGTTTTACATCATCTCCTCTGGTATCAATCGTTGGTGGTGGCGGTTCTGGTGCTGCTGCTACTGCTATAATCACAAAAGGTGTTGTATCTAGAGTTCTAATCAACTCTGGTGGTACAGGATATACTTCACAACCACAAATCACTATTGTTGGTGGCGGTGGTATAGGTGCTACTGCAACTGCATCTGTTCGTGGTCCAATACAAGCAGTTACAGTAGGATCAGGTGGAGCATCTTATACATCTACTCCTAGTGTTACACTTAGTTCTGGTTTCGGTGCTGTTGCTCAGGCTATAGTTAATAACGGTAGAATCATATCTATTGCAATCATATCTGCTGGTTCAGGATATACCACTGCTCCTGAAATTACTATACAGGGTGAAGGTTTCGGTGCTGTTGCTAGAGCAACTATAGACACTGATGGAGAAAACGCAGGTAGAGTGACTGGTATCACTATTGTTAACAGAGGTATTAGTTATGTACAGGGTTCAACTATTATCAATCTAAACTCAGTTGGTGCGGGTGCTTCATTCACTGCTAACGTATTCCAATGGACTTATAACTTACAATCATCAACAACATTTGATGGTGCTAAAGGTTCTGTATTTGAAGGATATAATAATCAGTATGGTGGTGAATATGCACACTTAAGCAATCCTCAAACACTTAGATATATTCTTGGTGATAATTTATTTGAAAATACAGCAGGTGCTATCAAAGAAAAAGAAGATGGACTACAACACTCTCCTATTGTAGGTTGGGCATTTGATGGTAACCCAATATACGGTCCATATGGATATTCAGATCCTACTGATCAATCATCCTCCATAGCAAAACTCAATACTTCATATAGACTAAAATCAAATTTAGTATATGACGTAGATTCTAACCCAACTCCTGTTAGAACAGCAGGACCATTATTAAGTGCTGAAGTAGCAGGTAATTTTGTAGAAGACTATGAATATGTGTTTGGTCTAGGTGCACTTGATCAATACAATGGTAGATTTTGTAAAACACCCCAGTATCCTGATGGTAGATATTGCTACTTCGTTACTATTGATAGTACAGAAGATGGTAATCCATTATTCCCTTATGTACTAGGACCTGACTTCAACTCTGTTGTAGATACTTGGAACTTAAGTACAGACGCTATTCAACAAAATATTCCTACTGGTGTTGTTAGATATCGTGATCCTTACGAGAATGTTGATATTGACGTTGAGAGGGCACCAAATGCCT